AATTAAAGAGTATGAACCACATTTAAATATTGAAGTCATTGAAGGTGGTCCAGTTTCTATTGCAAAGAACAATGGTGCGAAACTTGTGACAACACCTTATATTTTGTTTATTGATAGTGATGTGCGGTTCTTTTCAGTAAGAACAATTAGAGATTGCGTAGATACATTAGAAAGTCACAACCTTGATTTGGTTGGCATATACGCCAAATGTTATGACAAAGACATTCGTGCAAAGATTGGTTTCAGTCTGTTCAATGTTATTAATCGCATCATGCAACATTTCATACCATTTGCAGTTGGTGCTTTCTTTTTGACAAGACGAGATAAGTTTGAAGAACTTGGTGGTTTTCCTGCAAAGTATGAGACAAGCGAAGATTTCTTTTTGTCAAAGTTGTATGATGTAAAAAGGTTTAAATTGGTCAATCATTATTTTGGCCAAGACAGTAGAAGATTTCAAAAGATGGGGTACTTTGGTATGGCCTGGTATTTGATTAAAAATTTCTGGAATCGCAATAACGAAAAGTATTGGAATAGTATCGACTATTCAAACTATTGGAGATAAAAGTGTTAGAGACAATTAGTGATATATTCAAAGAAGCTTATAATAGAGGTTGGATTACAGCAAGAGATGGTAACGCCTCTGTTCGTTTTATTGAACAAAATTATTTTTTTGTTACTCCTTCTGGTGTTAGAAAACAATTTTTACAACCAGAAATGTTTAAAAAAATAGCAATAAATGAAGGGTATTATGGTCAACCACCACATAAAAAATATACGCACGAAGTTTTAGATTACACTGATGTTTCTGCAAATCTAAAACCATCTGGTGAGTTACCATTACATTTTGGATTACAAAAACAAATTTCAACTTCAACTAGGGTTGTGTTGCATATGCACCCAACATATACAGTTGCAGCGATGTACAAAGGTATTAACTTACAAAAACTTCTTCTTGAGTTTCCAGAGTTAAGTCGTTATACTACTATTGCTCCTACAGTACCAGAAATAGAACCAATCACACAAGAGCTTGCAGATGCAACGCTTAAAAATTTAGAAGTATATGAAGGATATGTTAAGTATGATATTGTTGGAATGGATCGTCATGGAGTGGTTGCTGTAGATACATCACCATGGAGAGCTTTCGAACACATAGAAAGACTAGAACATATTTGTAAAATAATTTTATCGTAAAGAGGAAAAGATGGTAAAGAAAAATGAATTTAAACTAACAGACGAAAGAAATTCGTTCAAACCTTTTCATTATCCATGGGCATATGAAGCATGGTTGCAACATGAACAGGCACATTGGCTTCATAGTGAAGTTCCTATGTTAGAAGATGTAAAAGATTGGAAAAACAAACTCACGAAAGAACAAAAACAGTTTCTCACACATATCTTCCGTTTCTTTACGCAAGGTGATATTGATGTTGCTGGTGGATATGTTAAAAATTATCTACCATATTTTGCACAACCAGAAGTTCGTATGATGCTTCTTGGATTTGCCGCAAGAGAAGCATTACATATTGCTGCATATTCTCACTTGATTGAAACTCTTGGTCTGCCGGATACCACATACAATCAATTCTTAGAGTATCAACAGATGAAAGACAAACATGAATATGTTCTCGATTTGTCATCACAAAATACAACAAAAGAAAACACCGCCAAACATATTGCTGTGTTCTCCGCATTCACCGAAGGTATGCAATTATTTTCATCTTTTATTATGTTGTTGAATTTCCCACGCAATGGTCTAATGAAAGGTATGGGACAAATTGTTACTTGGTCAATTGTAGATGAAACGATGCATACGGAAAATATGATTAAGTTATTTCGAACATATATAGAAGAAAATCGTGAAATTTGGAATGATGAATTGAAATCGGAGATATATACGATTGCAACAAAAATGGTAGAACTTGAAGATAAATTTATTGACCTTGCATTTGAGATGGGTGAGATGCCAAAATTAACATCAGATGAAGTTAAACAATACATTCGTTACATCGCAGATAGAAGGTTAATTTCTATGGGTATGAAAGGTATTTTTAAAGTTAAAAAGAATCCACTTCCGTGGGTTGAAGAGATGATTAATAGTCCAATTCACGGTAACTTTTTTGAAAATCGTGTTACAGACTATGCTAAAGGTGCCTTGAGTGGTACATGGGAAGATGTTTGGGCCAAAGCAGCATGATGTTATTTCTCGAATCTGTCGGATTAATTATGGTTATTATCATAGGAGTCGTTGTTGTTTGGATGATTAGTGGGATTTTTAAATAAAAAAAAGGAACAGGGGGAGAAATAATGACAAAAACCGTACAAGCATTTACACTACAACAACAATGGTCTGAAAATCCTAGATGGAAAAGTATTAAGAGAAATTATACAGCCGATTCTGTTATTAATTTACGGGGTTCAATTGTAGAAGAACACACTTTAGCTAAACTTGGTGCTGAAAAACTTTGGAAGTCACTACACAATGAACCATTTGTTAATTCTCTTGGTGCCTTAACTGGTATGCAAGCACTTCAACAGGCCAAGGCAGGACTCAAAGCAATCTATCTATCTGGTTGGCAGGTTGCAGCAGACGCAAATTTGGCAGGTGAAATGTACCCCGACCAATCATTGTACCCAGCAGATAGTGTACCAAAAGTTGTAGAACGAATCAATAATACCTTTCGCCGTGCAGACCAGATACAATGGATGGAAGGTAAAGAAGAAATAGATTATTTTGTACCAATTGTTGCTGATGCAGAAGCAGGATTTGGTGGAGTATTAAATGCGTTTGAATTGATGAAGGGAATGATTTATGCAGGAGCAGCAGGAGTACACTTTGAAGACCAACTCGCCTCAGTTAAAAAATGTGGACATATGGGAGGAAAAGTCCTCGTCCCAACCAGAGAGGCGATTGCGAAACTTAATGCAGCTAGGCTTGCTGCTGACATTTGCGGTGTTTCTACTATTCTTCTTGCTAGAACTGACGCAGAAGCAGCTTCTTTGGTTACTTCTGATATTGATGATAACGACAAACCATTTCTTACCGGAGAAAGAACCGTTGAAGGTTTTTATTGCACCAGACCAGGTTTGGAACAAGCACTAAGTAGAGGACTTGCATATGCACCTTATGCTGATTTAATTTGGTGTGAAACTGGTAAACCTGACTTAGAATTTGCTAAAAAGTTTGCTGAAGGTATTCACAAACATTTTCCAGGTAAGATGTTGGCATACAATTGTTCACCGTCCTTTAACTGGAAGAAAAACTTAGATGATGACACGATACGAAAATTTCAAACTGAATTGGGTGCGATGGGTTACAAATTTCAGTTTATTACTCTTGCTGGGTTTCATTCACTTAACACTTCTATGTTTAGTTTGGCTCATGGTTATAGGGAACGAAATATGTCTGCATTTGTGGAGTTACAGGAGCAAGAGTTTGCATTACAAGAATGTGGTTTTACTGCGGTCAAACATCAGAGAGAGGTTGGGACATCCTACTTTGATGCTATTACAACCACTATTGAACAAAATTCTTCAACGACTGCGTTGAAAGGATCCACAGAAGAGGAGCAATTTCACTAATGATTACAGTTACCGAATTAGCCTCAAATAAAATAAAAAAACAAATAGAAAAAAGAGGTAAAGGTGAAGGAATCAAAGTTGGTGTTAGAACTACTGGTTGTAGTGGTTTAACATACACTTTAGAATTTGTAGATGAACCTATGAAAACTGATACTGTATACGAATCAAATAATGTAAAAATATTTGTTGATCCAAAATGCTTACCATATGTTATAGGTATGGAAATGGATTGGACTAAAAATGGTTTGAATGAAGGTTTTGATTTTAAGAATCCACTGGAAAAAAGTCGTTGCGGATGCGGCGAAAGTTTTACCGTATAAAATAGGAGAAGTTGATGAAAAAAATTATAACAATACTAACAGCTTTATCATGTTCAATCGCATTTGCGAATCCATATGATTATAAAGTAACTAGAATAATTGATGGGGATACTGTTGAATTTGAGGCGCCTTTTTTACCTGCACCACTAAAACCAAAACTCTCAATTCGTGTCTTGGGTATTGACACACCAGAAAAAGGACACCGAGCTCAATGTCCAAAAGAAGCTGAAGCTGCATTAAAAGCATCAGCATTTACAAAAGATAAAATTGCAAAAGCTAAAAAGATTCAAATCGAATTAAAAGACCACGATAAGTATGGCGGCCGTGTTCTTGGTGATGTAATTATTGATGGTCAAAGGTTGTCCGAATTATTAATTGCGAATGGCCATGCTCGACCATATCATGGAGAGAAGAAAGCGTCATGGTGTGATTAATGGAAAGTATACATCACATCTGCGATAATTGCGGTTCTGAATTTCATATTAAATATGATTCATCTCAATGTGAAGATGATCCAAATTTTTGTCCATTCTGTGCTGAAATAATGATAGAAACAGATTTTGACGATGATGAAGATGAATGACTTGGTTCTTCCACAATACGGGTGAAGAATTTACCGAAGATGATATAGGTGACCATTTTGGGTTTGTTTATATGATTACGCATGTAAAAACTGGTCGCAAATACATCGGAAAGAAATTCTTCTCTAAAGCAGGTTACAAGCAAGTTAAAGGTAAAAGAAAGAAGATAAGAAAAAATAGTGACTGGTTGACCTATTGGGGTTCAAATAAAGAACTGCAAGAAGAAGTTAAGGTCAATGGTGAATCTGAATACAGTAGAGAGATATTGCACCTCTGTAAATCACGGTCAGAATGTTCTTATTGGGAAACCTACGAAATTTTTAATCGTCATGCACTATTGAGTGATGGTTATTATAACTCATGGGTAACCTGTAAAATAAGGAAAGACCACTTAAAAATTGGAAAGGTCTAAATGGCTAGAAAACAAACCGCTAACACAGAAACAATAACAACACAACAACAAAAAAACAATCAACTCAAAATTCGTATAGACGATTTAAAGACTTTTCAACCTTTAACCAACAATCAAAAAACTTTTTTCGATGCATATAAACGTGGAGATTACTTTGTAGCACTACATGGTGTCGCAGGAACAGGTAAAACATTCATCGCACTTTATAAAGCTTTAGAAGAAGTTCTCGATAAATCAAACCCATTTAAAAAAATTATAATAGTCAGGTCCGCTGTTCAATCCAGAGAGATTGGTCATCTTCCTGGTGATGTAAGTGAAAAAATGGAAATCTATCAACAACCTTACAGACAGATATGCGAAACCTTATTTGACC